TTCTTTTTTATTGACGTTAATGCCGGCCGCACCGAGTCGAGCGGCCATCTCGCGATTGCGTTCGAGGTTCGTTCGATAGGATGCATTGAGTTTGTCGACGACGGCTTGCGCCTTCTTCTGCTCAGAGGTCAGCCGTTTGACGGCGTTCGCCGCCGGTTCTGCCTCAGCCTTGAGGCGTTCAAGTTGCGTGCCGACATCACGCGCGCGCTGGGCGGCGGCTTGCATCTCTACGGACGTTTGCTTAAGGCCGCGCTTGAGAGACTGAAATTCGTTTAGGCGCTTTTGTTGGGACTCTAATTCTTTGAGGCGATCACTCGCCGCCTTAAAAGCCCTGGCGGTCTCATTGGAACCGCCAGTGATCTTTTTCAGCGGGCCGAGGACGCGATCTTGAAGAGACAGAATCACCTGCATTTTTAGATCGTTGCTCATTTACTCCGCTCCGCTTCGAACCCTGGCGCGCTCGCGCCAGGTCATCAACTCTTCGACATCTAATTCGTCCATCGCCGCCGGCATCCAATGAAAGACGGCGGCGATGTCTGCCATCGCTTCTTCTACTTCGAGCGGGAGACCATGGCGCGATCCGCCTTCGGTGCCAAAAAATTAGAAACCTCAGTACCGATCTGCAACAGGTCGGCGGGGTCCATGCCGGCGACATCGGATTGCGTGAGCGCTGGCTCGGTGATACGCGGCAAGACGACTTGCAGCGCCGTGACGTTCATTTGCATCACATCGAGCAGACTGACGCCGCGCAGCGCGCCGGCTTTCGGGCGGCGGATTGTCAGTTCGGTGATTTCGGTATTGCCGCGAGCGATAGGCTCATCCAGGACGATGACGGCGGTTTCTTGCTTGGATTCGGTTTGCTTGGACATAGTGTTTCCTTTGTGTGGTGAGGGATTGTTCTATTACGTTGCGACGGCCGGTCGGGTTACAGGCCGATTGCTTTCAGCAAGTCGCTGTTCTGGCTGACGCCGCCGATGTTCTCGACGCCTGCGACGAAGTCGAATTCGTAGATGACCTCGTTATTGATAGTCAACTTGTAGTAGCTGCATGGCATAGTGTATTTCTGGTTCGTATCGTCGCCGGCCTTCGCGTTGCCCATGTCTACCTCTTTGTAGCGACCGCCGACGACAATCTCGACCGCGTCCACCTTGCCGGTATCGTCGTTTTGATAGCCCCCCGCAAAACGCACTTGCACGGCGTTGTGCTTCTTGGCGCCGTACTTTTTCAGCGCCTCGACGATCAGGCCGCCGGCCGTCCATTCCAGGGAAATCGCCTCGTTGCCCAGGTCAACAGACACGGGGCCGGTCATGCTGCCGGCGCGATACTCTTCCATTTTGCGGGACAGCTTCGGCAATGTGACCTCGGGAACTTCGCCGATGAAGCTGGTGCCGTCCAAAAACAGATTGAACAGCTTTAATTTGCTGGGCATACCCATGTTGAAATCTCCTAATGCAGTGTTTGTTCGTTACCGGCCGGCGAAGGTGCCGGCCGGGAGCCAGGCCGGATTAAGCGGTAATGCGGCTGGCAAAGTCGGCCAGGTAGCTATCGGTAATGCGCTGCTGGAACATCAGATTTTCCAGCGGCGGAACCGGCGTGTAGTTGTAGTCAATCGTCAGCTTGCCGGCCTTCAATGTGTCTTTGTCGTTGAACTGTTCGTCGTACCAGGCTTCGCCGTCGATGATGTAGCCGAACGCTTTCAGTTCGCGGAATTTGGCATTGATGCTGGCGAGCATGTCGGTCACGAGCGACGGATGCAACGGCTTGTCCACGTAGTCCATATGCGCTTCGGCGATGGTGTCCGCCAACACCTGGGCCGTGCGGGTGTAGTTCTCGAACGGGAAGAAGCCGCCTTGCACTTCGCAGGTACGCGAGCCCCAAAAGCGATAGCCGCTCGAATTGATCAGGGTCGTCACTTCCTTCGCGTTCAAGACGCCGGCGTCGGTTGCTGGGTCTTGCAAATCCCAAAACACGTCTTTCGAGATACCCGTCGGGCCGTTGATGACGACGTTCGACAGGGTCTTATGCCAACCCGTCTCTTCGTCGATTTTGGCGCGCATCGCCATCGCATAGGCCACAGCAGACATTTCCTTATCTGTGCTGCTGGTTGTGTCCCACGACAGAAAGTTCGGCCACAGGATCATTACTTCGCGCTGGCCGAATTGATCGCGATAAGTCGTTGCTGCGACGACGTTGTCGCAGTCATGCGCGAACGCATAGACGAAACCACGCAGCGACTGCGCCACGCTGGCGAGAGCATTCGTAACCGCTTGCGTATCCAGACCAGGAGCACCCAGGATACGGGGCTTGATGCCGAGCTTGCTTTGCGCGGCCAGCAGCGCTTTAGCGCCAAGATACTTGCCGTCTTCGGACACGCCGCCGACGACGTTCGATGTCGTCTCGGCTTCAGTTGCGCCTTCGGCAACACGGACGACGACGGTTAGCGGCTTGGTCTGAGCGGCGAACACTTCCAGCACGCGGCGCAATGTTCCCTTGGTACCGGCCTTGGCCTGGGCTGCGATCACGTTCGTAATCAGAACCGGCGTATTCAGCGGGAAAACGGCAGGGTCTGCGTCTTCGGCCGTGGCGATCAGGCCGATGACTGCGGTTGCGATAGTACGGATCGGCCGCGAGCCTTCGTTGACTTCGATGACGCGCACGCCGTGGTGATAATCGGTAGGCATATTCAGGACTCCTGTTTGGGTTATTGCGGGTTGATCGTTTCGCCGCTCACGGCGTCTTTTGGCGGGTCAGCTACATCAGTGGTAGGGATGACAGGCGGAATCTCTTCGATGATCCAGGAACCATCCAGAAAGGCGGGATCGGTCGCAGCGGATTCGCTGATCCAGCGCGCGCGCATGCCTTCTGGAATAACGGGAGGTGCTTTCAGAACTGCCCGGAATGCGACGTTGTGGCGATCAGGGTCAAGGGCGAATTGCTGCGCCTTGTCTTCGTACAAAAAGAGGCCGGTTTCATCGGTCTGGTATGTGGCGATAGTGGTCATTGTTTTCTCTGTCAAATGTGAATGCGTGGGGCAAATGCGGTGTTTGCCTGGCGTGTTTCAGCGCCCCCTGTCGGCCACGTCTGATTCGAATTGACGCCGGCAGAACTGCCGCGACTGGCGTAGTCACCGGTACCTTGGGAGTTCGAGACGCTGACATTCGCCAGGCCGTGCGTGTGGCTTCGCATGGAATCTGCCTGGTATGAACCAAGAACGCGCGGGGTAGAAGTGTCGGCGTCGGTTCCAGTGAATCGCGCAGACATATCGCGCAGATCGGGCAAGCGGAAGTAGGTCGCGTCAACATCTGCGAACTTGAAGACCTTCGTCGTCCAAACTGCGGCGGTCACTGAGTGGCCGTTTTGTTGCGCCCACGCCCACAACGAGGCATAAGCCGCTTTCGGGGCGAGGCCACCGGTCATGTCCAACTCATAGCCGCGAGGCGTGGCGGTCGAGCCAAACTCGGGACGTCCGACCTCGGGACAGCGGTACCCTGAAAATGCCCCCGTCCCGGCGATCTCGACCCATTCCATGAGACCGATACCATTCACGTAGATAACGGCTTGGGCCTTCTCTGTCGGAATGACAGTTTTCGGGGCAATGGTGTCCGTCATGTCGGCCCACTCCCAGTCATTCGCCGCATCCGATTTCTTACGCAGAACTTGTTTAGCGAGGCCACCCGGCAGCACGTCCGACCGGCTTTTGAAATACTGAGCGTGGGGATTGAGTTCAGCTTTATGCGTCGCAACCGCGTCGGCCGTCTTCTGGGATGCATAGTTGTTTGCTGTGACAACCGCATCACCAGCCTTCTTATCCGCGTAGTCACGGGTCGCGAGAATGATGGACGGATCAACTTTCAATTGCACGTTGTCGGCGCTCGACACAATGATGACCATACGCACGTTTTGCACGCGGCCCGAGCCTTCGGCGAGTAATGGCTTGTAGGTCTCAGGGCAATTGGCAATCGCAACCAAGTCGCCGTCCGCATCATACAAACCGAGTTCGCGGATA